ATTCGTTATAATATTTATAATCTTTTTCTTCCTTCTTTTCGTTTTTCCAATCACCATATTCATATTTTACATAATTATCAATCATCCTATCAATCTCATCGCGAAGTTGTATTAAAACTTCTTTACAAACGTATGTTGTACTCTTTCCATTTGTCTGTGTCATAATTTACCCCATTGTCCAAAAAGATTCTCTGCGTGTGATAGATGTTACCAAGTGAACACGATCTTCCTCACCACCATTAAACTGACTATGATAGTAAATTGTATTCGTGTACCATGCTCTACCAACTGGCAAATGTTTCACTTCATTTTCAATAATCATCTTAGCTCCTATGTTCGTAATAATAGGAACATGAAGTCTTGGTTCTGGATCGCGATGCCAAGATAAACAAGTTCTTGGTTTTGATTTAATCAAACGTACTCGACCCAATGCACCATCATATTTCTGTCCAACAAATTCTCTCAGAGTATCATACACTTCTCTAAAATATGTATGATTTATCTCTGGTATAAAAGTACAATAATCTCTTTCATCCAATTCCTGTTGTCTAAGAACTTCTTGACCATCAACCATTGTTCGATAAACACCACCAGTTCCTTCATAAAAACATTGTGGTGCTTCTTGTGCTTCTCTCTTTGTCAAACAAATCTGATGATATTTCTTATCAGCATTTAATACTTGATCTGGCCATGGTGCAATCCCTATGACTTCTTGCAAAGCATCAGTCAATTTTGTTTCATCAAATATTAAAGGTAACTTCTCAAAGTATTTCATATTATCCCTTAACCCAATCCTTTGCTAAAGTAAAGTTTGCATAAGAAAAACCAAGTCTATCAACTAACTTAATTGCTTTTCCACTCTTAGCATTGATAGCAACGTATCCTTCTGGTGCTGTTACTTTAAAACCATCTGGTGTTTTAAGAAACGTACCAATGCCTTGTATCTTATTCAACTGATCGACAACAATCATCTTTGCATCACGAATAGCTAAGTAAGTTGCAAAGGCAAAATATATTTCATTCTTGTATCTCTTTAATTCCTTGTTGGAATCTTTAAGCATCTTTTGATATTTTTCTTTACCTTTGTCTGACTTCTTACCAGCAATTTCTTTCGTCATACGATCAATATAATACTTGTCAAAATCTTTAACAAGGTTTTTTACATCTGATAACTTAATACCTTCACGAATCTTGGAGTTAAAAAAGATTTTCAATTGACCACCTAAACTTAGTGTAGTCTGTTCTCGTTTGAGTACATCAAAAAACTTACCAGCCTTTTTTATAGCTCCTTTGATCTGATTTATTTTGGCACTAAGACTTTTAGTATCTGATTTTGACAAACCAGCAACTTTACTAACATTCTTAACACCGGCATCTTCTGACCAAACATTCTTAGTAGTCTTAAACTTACTAGAATCTACACCAAAAGATGCTTTCAGACCTGCAATAGTTTTTCCACTATATGCTGTGTGCCAGACAACTCCTATACTTGCTTTACGAATTGTACTAGCTAGTTTACTATCAGCTGGAACTGCATAAGTAATTGTATTGGGTGTAAAGACTACACTTTTAACACCATCAACTTCTTCTTCTACAAGATCCTCTTTAGTAAACATGATGTCGCCTTGGAATATACCTTTCATTCCAAGTTTAGGAAGATGCTTGAGTGCAACTTTAAGTTTATCTGACAATCCACCTGACCCATGATTGGATGCTATATCAGCATTCGTATAATTTATTTTTGGTGTCTTGTTAAATAGTGATTTTGTTGCAACAAAAAACTTCCCATTCTCTGGATTCTGTCCAGCAAAAACTGCTGGAGCTCCATCCCATTTTACTGTAACATTCGTTGAACCTTTACCAACTCCGTTCAACATATCTTTCAATGAATTTAAAAATCTAACTGCTGTCTTTGCACCAGACAAACCATTATTAATTATCTCATCTTCAAGATGTTCTAAGTGAGTGTTCTTATCTTCATTTAATAACTGTGCGAATGATAGCATTATATTTTTAATTTTAAATTCTCATTGTTTAATAAACTATTAGTTACTTCCATTTCAAATCCAAACATATTTCCTAAAGCTGAAATACCATCTTCAGCAAATTCTTTAATCTTTGAAACAGCTTCTTTAATAAAAGAAACAAATTTATTCCATGCCTCTTTCGCAGCCGACATAAACTTATTTGCTAAATCTTTTATCCTATCAAAAAATGCACCTTCTGTTATAGCACTTTCATTTAAATAGTCTTGATAAATTCCACATTGTTTAGAATAGTTTTCATATATCTGTTGTGATTCTTTAAATAATTGTCCAAGACCCAATCTTACATTTTGATATACACTATATCCTTTATGATTTGATGTGGAAGAACTTTTCCAATTAACTTGTAAATCAATTTGTTCTGCATATTTTTTTATAGTAGCACTCTTATAATCTGTAATTGGTGTAACTTTAATTATAAAATCTTCTATAGTATCTTTCTTTAACCATGACAACATATAATCAGCTCTTTGAATTGCTTTATTTCCAAATTTTTTCTGACCACTCGCTGCTTCAAATACAAATGCATTTTTAAAATTTGAATTACTAAACAATTCCTTCAATTCTTTCTTAACATTATTTTGATTCCTTTGAAATTTACCTTCCACATCTTTCATAAATTTTGCTTGCTCATCTTTTATATATGTTTGTGCTATTTTATTTTTGTCTGGATTATCTGCTACTTTTCTAATTTCTGCTGTGGGCTTTTCAAGATCAGCTATTTTATTTTTATATTTTTCCAATTGGTTTTTAATTTTATCTGTTCTTGGTTTTACTTTTTTTAATTCTTCATATGGAATATTTACTTTATCCCACTTATCAACTAATTTTTTTGCCCACTTATACATAGTAACATTTCCACCAGGATTTGATTCTTTAAACTTTTTTAACAAATCCATTGATGCATAATAACCCTCTGTAGTATAAGCCTGCAGATTATCCATCAACTTAATTAATTTTTCTGTAGCATTTTCTTTAAGATTAAGAGTTTCAGCTGCTGCTTCTACTGTTGCTTTTGATTCACCTTTTTTTCCAGACATCAGTTGTGCGCCACCTGCATTTTTAACAGAACATCTTTTTTTACCAAGAACGATATCTGTCTTAGATGTATCTGCACCTCTTTTCCCTTTGTCTTTACTTCCAAACTTTGTCCACTCAGTCCATTGATCTGTTAGCTGTCCCTTTTCTTGTATCTCAAATTTTCCCTTTGTCTTTATCTGTGCGGAAATCTTTTTTCCAAATTTTATTAAAGCAACAACACTTTCATCTTGTGTTTTTCTCTGCCAATATTTCTTGGCCGTTTTAAATTCTGTTTGTTTTAATGCTTTTTTTAATATATTTTTTCCATCATTAGCAATAGCTGCATCATAACAAACTCCAATAACAGTTTCCATATGAGTAGAAAATTTTGTACTTTCTTCACATAAAATTTGTGGTTCTTCTGTTAAGAAATTCTTAAATCTTTTCATATCTTATCTAAACTCTCCATCTTACACAAGGGACAATCTTCAAATGGAACAGATCGAAATGGACATATTTTGGTATGATCTATCTCACCATATCCACCCATTGAATGAATTGCCGTGCTATTCTTTTCTTTACGTTTCAGTTGTTTAGCTGAATCTTGAAATAATTCTATAAGTTTCTTTTCTTTCATATCTACTATTTATATAATTTATTCTATAATATTTATAATATTTGTATATTTAGCTATATTTTCCAATCAGTCGTCACTCTTGGTGCTATTTTAACGTCCTTATGCTGCTTCAAAAAGGGAGAATCTGTCGAACTTGCAACTGTCTTTTTATCAAAAGTTGCAGTAGAACCACCATTAGCCAATACTGGTTGTTGTGATTGTGAAATACTCTCCAATCTCATACGATTCTTATTCATACCCAACATGAATTTTGAATTAACTGTAGGATCACTATATCTATTCTTCAACTGTTTGAACATTAACTGCCCACCATTGTCCTCTTTTGCCACGATAGCTAACATTAAATCTGCTGTTGCAGGCAAACCAAACGATTCAGATATATTTGACATATCTGGATCAGAACTCATGTACCCTTCACGATTCAATTGAGAACTTGTGATGACAGGAACATTACACTCAACTGCGAATCCTCGAATCTCCTCTGCTATGGATTTAATATAAACATAAGTGTTCATATTTGATGTCCACTTAACTCTATTGGATGCACATATATTTAGATAGTCTAATATAACAATCTGTGGTGCGAATCGTTTCTTGATTTTCAACTCTCTCAATAAACTACGAAAGTTTCCAACATGAGCTCCTGATGTTGGGTACTCTTTGATAACTAATCTACCAAAGTTTCTTGTAGAGTTCATCATCTTTTCAATCTTTGCATTGAATGATTCTCTTGGTAAATGTCTAATCTGATCCAAGTCAATGTCTAATAGATTAGCATCAACTCTCTCAGCTATTCTCTCTTGTGCCATCTCCATTGTAATATATAAAACATCAAATCCTTGTTTAATATATTGAGATGCTAAATGTGTCTTAACTAATGTTTTACCAGAACCCGTTCCACCAAGAAATACTGTAAGAGTTTTTGGTGATATTCCTCCACCCGTAATCTTATCCAACATCTCAATCCCAAATGGATATCTCTGTTCTCTCTTATGATAGTAATCCCATCTCTCTGTTGCATCTTCAATATAGTTATGTCCCACACTTGTATCTAAAGATACTGCTAATGCATCAGTCAACATATCTGGTATTGCATCTTTTGGTTTCTTTGTATCTTTGCCTTCTAAGATTGCAATCGAATCTACAATACCATTATAGACAGCTGCATCTTTTGCCCACTTCTCTGTTTCGTGTATAAGCCATTCTGTGTCATCTGTTTTTGTATTACCCAAATTCTTTAAAACTTCTGTACAACTCTTAAATAAGTTCTCATTCAAATCTTCTCTATCTGAAATAATATTTGCAAGTG